GTCCAGCTTCCGGTGCCCGTCGCCGATTCTTCAATCTGCACGGTCAGCGAAGTGCTGTTGGCACCGAAGGAACCAACGTCCAAAATGGCGTTGGTGGAAATTTCACAATTCGAGAAGTCGTTAGAACTTCCCTGCGTGGAGGCGGTCAACGCTTGCGGTGCAAGGGCATTAACCGAAGTCACGTCATTTACTAAATCAATTACAAGACCCATATTCGATTAACTCCTTATATTATGAACCCAGCGTCAAGGTCAACTGGTCTGCCACGGCGATAACGCCAGGGTGGCGGATTCCAAAGTCGGCCGTCAAAATTGCACGGACTACGGTTTGATCGTTGGCGAAGGCCGTGTCGCCCTGAGTCGCTTCCGCGAACTCAATCGAGGCGAACATGGCGAGCAAGCAGTCGTCCCACTGTCCACCGAAGAGGCTCGTGAGGTTGGTCCCGGAGCTTTTGACTCGGGTGATCGAAACCTGCGGCGTGGTCACTGCCGGGAAGCCGGCCAAGACCTTGTTGAAGCCGTCGCCCAACTGGCGGAACTGATCGTAAACGAACTGACCGTAGTTGGAGACGCCGGAACCGTTGTACACGCCGGCACGGGCGGAAACGAAGTTGTAGAAGTATTGCGGGCGGATAATCCAGCCCTGGAACTCACCGTTATTTTCCTCAACTGCACTCGGGAAGAGCATGAGGTCTTGCGGCGACATGCTGTTACCGTTGGTGGCTACCGTGGTCGGCGTGACCGTAGCAACGCCCGGGGTGTTGATGACACCCAAGATAACATTGTCGGAGCCTTCTCCATAAAGACAGTCGTAGTCGAGTTGGAGGCTCAAAGTCTTCGTCAGGTCGGCCCGGAGCAATGCCTCGGTGGCCGGGCTGGCAAAACGAATCAATTCGTTCGGCAGCGTGACGAGTGCGATGAGCTTCTTAGCACTCAACACCAAGTTACCGGTGTTGTAGTTGGATGCCGTGCCGGCCGTGTTTTCACCAACGTGGTAAGCGGTGGTCGGCCCGGTCTGGCGTGGGTAGCGGATGCGGCCACTGCTCGGCAACGGAATGACCCGACAGCCGGCGTTAATCATGGCGTCCCGGTTTCTCAGCAATTCGATGAGTTCGCCGAATTCCGGCGGGGCCACGAGTGACCCACCCAACGAAGAATCGAGCCACGATTGGGCCGTCTTCAAGTTGCCGCCGTAAGCCTTCTGCATCGACCAGGCCATTTCGTCGCGGCTCATGCCTTCGACGCCGGCACAGGTCAAGGACTTGAGTTCGTGGCGGAACTGCTCGTCTATGTCGTCGGCACCGAAGTAAGCCGTACCGAGAGGGGCGAGAACGCCACGCTTCTCTTGCGGCAGGAAGCCACGGCTACCGAGCGACTTTTTCAAGCGGTCGCAGACTTCGAGTTCGATTTTTGCTTGCTCGGGTTCGATGACACCGGCAACGAAGCCAAGAAGTCTTTGGAACTGAAAGCCACGGCTGCTGTTGATGCTTTCGCCCTTGCGAGCGAAGGGTGAGCCGAATACTTGTTCGTTTGATGGTGTGTTGGCGGGGCGGGATTTGCTGACGGTTTCGATCTTGTCGTCAAGTGCCTTCTGGCGGTCTAGCAATTCCTGTAACTTCTCGTTGGGCATTATGCTCCTTTTGCTATTACTTTGGTATCTATGCCTCACGCGATAAATCTTGAGAGCATACGCTCCTTACGGGCGATGGCTTTTTCGAGGCTCTTAACCATCTTCATCTCTTCAGGTGCGAGTTGTTCTTGCTCGCCGTCGCCTTCGGACTTGCGACACATTTTTTCGAGCATGGAAACGACGTGACCTAACATCGACTTCATTTCTTCCATCGGGTCGGACTTCTCGCCCTCATACATCGGGTTGTTACTAACATCCTTTTTGGTGGCACTCTTGTAAGCGTCTCCCGGCTCCTGAACTTCTTCTTCACCTTCGGAGTCTTCCTCGGAGTCGCCTTGCCCCTCGCCGTCGCCTAACGCTTCGGAGTCGGGGTACTCACTGCCGAAAGTCTCTTCCATGTCGTCAATGTGGCCTTGTAGGTTCTCCATGACCTTGCTGACCAGCTTGCCGACCTTCGGGTTTTCCAGACGTTTGCAGTTGTCGCCGTGGCGGGCGAGCATGTCACTCAAGTCGCCGTGCAGTCCGCGTAAGAACTCGGCACCGAACGGTTCGGCCTTTTGCACGGCCTTCTCTTCGCCGCCCTCGTCGGGTCGCAGGCTGCCGCCAGTGGTCGAATCAACCGAGGACATTTCACTTTTTTCCATAGTCGCTCCAGGGCTCCACACTTTGCTTTCGAGTATATAGGGAGTCAGTAAGGATTTAATTTGTGGTTCAAGCGGCCGGCTGCCGATCATGCCTTTGCTTATCAGGCTCGTCACGGCCTCCTGGTTACAAGGCAACGCGGTCCAACTTACTTCCATCAACTGACAGCGTTTGATATGCCTGCCGCTCCGGTGTCCGTTTTTCAAGTCGGCCGGGAGAATGGAGTAATCGAGCGGCTTGAACTGAACCGAATTGCCGCGTAGCATCTTGCTACAATACAAGTGGTAAATTTGCTGTACGAACTCGCTTTTCTGGTCGAAGAAGGTCTCTTGCGTGGCCTCACCTGCGTCGGCGTCGATGATGACCGTGTAATTACCGTCGGGGTCTTCGGTGATGCCGATGGGTAGGCCATAACTCTTGCCATGATCCAGAAGGACAACCGGGTTTAACTTGTGCCAGGTTGTGTCAATGCCTGTCACTTCTACGATGTCGCCGTCGCGGTCGCGTGCCGTGGTGGTGAGCAGACCTTTTGCGGACATCCGGCCTTCATCGAAGGTCAGGTCGCCCGCCGTGTTCAGGGTCATCAGGTCGGGATTCGGGCTGTCGAGATAACTCTTCGGGGGCATGGTCTCCTTGTGGGCGGCGTGTCTGTTGCAGGGTGCGAGTCTTCCTAGTCGCCCACACTATTTAGGTGGGCTTACTCTTTTTTGCTCCAACGCCCGGAGCAAGAGTTCCATGTTCCAGGGCTGGTCTTGAAGAGACTTGAGCCAGGCCGTGAGTTCTTCGGGGACTTTGTCCGGTAAGACGTGGTCGATGCCTTGCAGGAATGCCAAGAGTTCTTGGACGCAATCCGAAAGGTTTTGCAGTGTATATTGTGCCATGAACTTAGGTAGTTACTTCAATAGGAATCTCTCCTGTTCTTCCTCGAACGGAAGTGCATTGCCCGTGATCTTGTGATGATCCAACAGGCCGGCGAGCCGGTCGCCCATCATCTTCATGGGTCGCGGCGGCAGGCTGCCCTGGGCCTGGAGGTTGTCCGGTCGGGTGTTTTGCATCGGGTCGGCGAAGGGATTGGGCGACGGGCCCGACATCGCGGGGGCGAGGTTCGGCGTTGGCTTGGCCGTGTCTTCACCCGCCCACTCATCGCCTTCGGGTCCGTCCAGGGGCGGTAGGTCTCGCATCTTCCGCCATTCGTTCTTCTTCCAAATCTTGGCGGTGAGGTCGTTGGTGAGCTTCTGCTCCTGTATCGAGTCGTTGGTGATCTTCGGGGCCTTCAGGTCCAGGTACAGGTCTTGACCGAAGTACGGCCGGACAAGGTGCTTGGTGAACTTGTCGGCGATGCGGCGAAGGTGCGGGTTAACGCTTAGAAGGTGGTGCTGCTGCAAGCCGGCGTACAGGGTGGCATAGTTCACGTCATCGTGAAGACCGACCACGCCTTTCGACGTGCCGTAGGCGGCTAACTGGAAACTGATGAGTTGGTCCCATCCTTCTTGCCATGCCATTTCGGCAGGCGAATTCGAGAGCTTGGTGGCCTTGCCGCCGGCAGGAACGAACATGATCTTCCCGGCTCCCAGGGGACCGGCATATAAGGCTTCCAGCTTGGCCCGGAGCCTGACGAAGTCGGTGCTGGACGGGTCGAAGACGTTGGGATCGAACTCAACCGAAATGGTCGGATCGACGCCTTTTTGCTGGGTAGACCAACGGGCCTGGTTGATCGCCTCAACGGTGTCGATCTCTTTGGAGAGTGCCGTGAGGACCGCATAGCCGTCGTAACGGAGGATCGGGTGAGCCTCCTTGATGCGGATGATTTGCTCGGCAGGGATTCGGG